TACAACTCTGTTATCTCTGCTAAAATATAATTTATCAGCCATAGTTTTCTCCTATGTTTCTTGAAAAGACAAGGACGTGAACTTTTGTTCGTGCCTGTATTTTCTAGTATCGAACCTCTATTAACATTTCTCCAACGCCTAGAGGCTCTAGTACACCTTCGTCAGTATCAATACTGGCTACAGTGATTTGTTGTGTATAGAAAGTTTTATTGTTACGATCTCTATACTCCATTCTTGAGTTGTTTTCAAGTACAGTCTCTACATCTTCCAACAGAGCGTCTAATGCAGCTACTGCGTCTTCTTCTTGTACATAACATCTCAATGTTACCGTAAGAAAGCGGTCTTTATAACCGCCTGCTTGATATTCTCTTGTCTCACCACCTGCATTCAAATGAACTGCAGGAAATTCTTCTACTTCGTCCCAAAATTTAAGCCGAGGAGATACGTTCTCATTAAGATCAGTAAGAAACTCACCAGAACCGTCTATCTTTTTCAAGACTTCTACAAGCCCTTCTACGATTCCTAACCTTCTTGTTGTATACTCTCTTGCTGACATTAAATTCTCCTAGTATAGAATCTTCCTATTGCTAGATCTCTAGCTACTTCTCTAATAGATCTATCGATTATTGTTCTCGGGTCTCTTTCGGGAGTTGACCATCTCGAATCACCTGATCCCATTTCAAACACTTGATAAGGGTTTTTATCATAGGTATATCCTATACTTGGATAGCCTTGTGGTGTTTCTATCATCTCTGTAACTTTTACACTTTCTGCAAACTGTCCGCTTCTATTTACAAGACCTGGAGAGCCCATATTCTTTTTAACTGTATCGGGCAAGTTTTTGTTAAGTTGTGCTATCATTACTAAAGGGTTATTTGTAAACGTCTTCTTAGCTTTTGTTAGCTTCTTAACGGGTGCTTTTTTATTTTTAGTAATCCTTGACTTTTTTACAGCCTTTTTCTTAGAGTTTGCTTTACCCTTCCCTAATTTTTTAGCACCTACCGCTTTGCCTTCTAACTGTACTCGTATATTTTTACTTTTCTTATCTGCTTTAACTAAAGAGTCCATAACAGTTTTAGTTGCTAGAGTCTTTAGACTATCAGATCCTTCCATATTTACAAGCTGTTCATCTACAAACTGATTAAAGAACTTGAACAAGGTATCTTTAATAAATCGCTCTCTTGGAGCATCAACCTTTCTGTTTGTATATTTGTCTTGATATGTAATGTAAGGTACGTATTCAGCTTGAATATTTCCTTTATTATCTACAATTGTCTGATAATCTACAATTACCGATTCGATCATAGATGCTTCTGCACCTGTTATCTCACCGCTCTGCAACAAACCATTTACATTCTGTCGAACATAGTTATCAAATTCTTTCTTTTGTTCGGGAGTTAGATTTGAACCAACAGCTTCTGCACCTCTTGCGGCAGTCAATCCTGCTACTGGAACACCTGTACCCGCACCATGTCCTCTATCTGTTTTTGACGCAATCTCTTTAGCATACGCTTTTTGTGATTTTCTTGTAACAAGTTCAGTAACTATTTCTTTTTTTAACTCACCTGCGGTTGCGAAAGATCCAACTACATAAGCATCTCCTCTTTCTATCATTGCCATTATTTCAGGAGAGTCGAACGCTATGCGCTGTCCTACATGAGTTTCCATAATATCGTTTAATTTACTGCCAGGCAGTTTATTAAGTTTTATATAGTTATCATGCTTTTTCTTTGCTAATACTTTTGCTCTGGCTAAATTTTTAGAAGTATCATATCTTCTAAATCGTCTTTTTGGCATGGAACTACTTTCTCTTTCCATCATTTCCAAAATTGTATCATCTAACCATTTTAAATCTGTTAAGAATACAACTTGCGGTCTTGCATTTATCTGTCCGCGTATTAAATCATTTTCTTCCTTAGACGCAAATCTTAAAAGCTCCTCTGATAAATGTTTTCTTATCGACGGAGTTGACATTAGAAGTTCTTATAAAGATCCAGAACTCTTTTTATATGATCTGGAAATGCCACATTATCACGCTGACTAGAAGAAGTTTGATTCTGTATACTTGCTCCTGCCATTGTTTGACGTGCTTTGTGCTCGTCTTTATGATAATAAGTAATCAAATCAATTACTGCTAATTTAAGATCTGCAGGAACTACACTATACCCTGCTTTATATTCTACTTTTACAGATCCTGGACCTTTAGGAAAATTATTATTTAATCTATAAATACTATCTAAGCCTTCATCAATATAGTAGTCGGTATTTTCTACTAAAGTAACATAGGCTGTTGTAGGATCTTGCCTTTCTGACACTACAGGCTTATTTCCGTCTGTAGTGATTACAGGACTCTCAGTAAGCTGTATAAAAGATTCGCTGTAATTAATGTTAAAGGTTTCTGTTTTTGCAGTGTTAAAATAATCTACAAAACTATTATTACAATAAGTTTTTACTAATTGACTCACGGATTCAATAATTATAAGTAGTCGAGCATCATCCTTTGCATTTTGGATATTTTCCGAAATCTTATAATCTTCTAAATTTATTAAATTTGCCATTTTCTATAAGTCCATTAGTAAAAACTTGGGGGAGGCGAACCTCCCCGAAGTTTAAAAGTAAAGTAGCTATTATACAGTGTAAGCCAACTGAATAACGCCTTCTGCACCAGCCGCACCGCCAACAAGCTCGTTGAAGCCAAGAGACTGGCTACCAACGATAACACGACGTTGGTTACCAACTTCGTAGTCTTGCTCAACAGTTACGCCACGTAGACGTGGGATAACGTAGTTGCGAGTGTTAACAGCAAGAGCAGCAATGTTACCGTTTGCTGTACCTGACAGAGCGTCAGTAACAACAACAGGTGAACCGAATACAGCACCAACTTGACCGATGAGCTTGGTAGCAACATCAGAACCAACATCAGTGATGTCTTGGAAACCTGCATCTTGTAACAAGTCGTTGTAGGCTTCTACTGATACAATGTAAGCAACATCAGATGGATTAATACCATACTTACCCATTTCACGACGTGCAGTTAGGAAGTCAGATGCTGTTAGTTGATCTACTGAGTTAGCAGCATCGATATCAGTAGCAGTTGGGGCAAAGTCAGTTAGACCTTCGATACCAGTACCAGAGTCACCGTTTACAACCATAGAGTCTACTGCGCGAGCGTGGGCACGTGCAACAGCATCAGTAAGCATAGGTAGCATGTTAACCAATACTTTTTCATCAATGTCATTCTCAAGGAAAGTTGATGAAACAAGACGGTGAGTCTTAAGAAGTACTTGGCTAGAAGCAAAGTTGTTACCTGAACCACCGTTGTTCTGCAAGTTTGCAGAGAAAGTAGTACCAGAACCGAAAGACGCTGCATCAGAGTCTGGCTGAATTGGTAGTACAGTTGCTTGGCTTTCTACTTGAATTTCGCGGAACAAGTTAGCAGCAGTAAGATTCAATTGAATCTCTTTCTCGATAGCCTGTTGAACAGTTACATCGATACCAGCTGCAGAAGTAGCAGTGTAAGTTACACCAGCTTTTTCCATAATGCCCTTAGCAAAGTCAGTTTCATAACCTTTACCAGTGATAGTACCAAGAAGTTGAGCTTGCATAAAATCTTTGCCAAACTTGCTTAAGTCGCCACCACGGCTAGCAAAAGTTTTCTTGCTATTTTGCATAGCTTCAATTTCTGCTGATTTTTCTTCTAGTTCTTTCTTGAAAGAACCAATTACTTCAGACATTTCTGCATCTTTCTCAGAAAGTTTTGCTTGTACGTCTGACATAAGTTTTTCAACGCCGCTTTCAACACCTGAGTTGACTACGGTTTTGATTGATTCAGCTTCTAAAGCTTTCGCTTCTTCAGCTTGCTGAGCTGCTTGGGCTTTCGCTTCTTCAGCTGCTTTTTGCTCGGCTTGCTTCATAGCAATCTTTGCAGCAGTATCTTCTGCTACTTGTTTTGCAAAAGCTTCCAAGTCGATGTCTTTATTATCCATCTTGATCTCCTGATCTGAGGATTTCTCCTCGCTTGTCGGTGCATCACTAGCTATGCTAGAAGTATTAACTTCGTCCTTAGCCAGAGACTGACCGGCTAGATCTACACGATTTGTGAAAGTTTTTTTGAATTCATTGTACTCATCCATCGAGTCAAATGACTTCGCGAGCGAAAAAGTAGCCGATTGATTGCATGGTACTGATACAACAGATACCTCAAACAGCTCAGCGTCCTTAATCTTTAGTCC